AGTCGATGCGTTAAAAAAAATTGACGAGGAGGAGTAGTTGTTAACATTTTTTGTTTACATTGCATCTGTAATCTAAAAAAAATAGAGAGATGAAAAAGTACACTAAACGACAGAACGCCTTCTACTGGGCAGTAACCTCCGTACTCGTAGGGGTAGGTATCACTACTATGATGGTAGCCTTTGCACTTGTTGAATACATAATGTCCTAAATATGATAATGCTAGACGGAGCAGACTATGACCAGCAATGGCTCATTGACAAAGCAAGAGACGATGACTTCTACTACGGAGCATTGAATAAGATAGCCTTGTCTTCTAGTAGCCTCAAGATGCTACTGGATAGTCCCAAGACATTCTACAACGTGCAGACCTATGGCTCTAATGAGTCTAGCCCTGCCTTGTTGCAGGGGCGTATCATTCATACTATGATACTAGAGCCTCATAGATTCGATGACATATTCGAAGTCGTAGACGTGGCTTCTAAGAACACGAAGAAGTTTAAGGAGACCCAAGCATCAACAAGCAAGACTTGTATCACTAGAAAAGACCTAAACAGCGGAGAGCGTATAGTAGATGCATTTCAACGCAACGAACACGCTAAGTACTTCCTGAAGCAGAGCCAAACGGAGAAGCCTATGGTTGATATGCTAGGGGGCTTCCCCTTCAGAGCGAAGGCGGATATCTGGAACGACAGCTTCCTAGCTGACATCAAGACCACGACAGACCTCAAGGCATTCCGATACTCAGCAGATAAGTACGGATATGATATGCAATGCTACCTCTACTGTAACCTCTTCCAGAGGTCGTACAAGGATTGGTACTTCATAGTCCTAGACAAAGCATCCTGCGACATAGGTATCTACGATGTGAGCGAGGAGTTCTACAAGAGAGGCGAGGCGAAGTTCAACAGAGCCATAGCCATCTACAAGGACTTCTTTGTGACTGGTAACGACCTAGACTCCTATATCATTAGAGATACGCTGTAGTGAAGAAGCACACCAAAATCTATATGCAGTACTTTGACTACGTCCTCGATGACTTCATACCCTGCGAGGTATGTGGAGCAAGAGCCGTAGACATACACCACATAGAGAACAGGGGAGCAGGAGGTGATAAAAACAAAGACACCATAGAGAACCTAATGGCGGTATGTAGACCGTGTCACCTAGAACACGGAGACGTACCAGAGAAGATAGACTGGTTGAAGCAGATACACAATAGAAGATTATGATAGACCTTAGATGGCTTGTAGTGATAGTGGTGTCCGTTATTAGTGTAGTTCTAATATACCTAACAAGAAAAGAATGAGACACTATATAGACCTAGATACTGACCAGCTTATGAGACTGTATGCCCTGCTCTATGACAGGAGGGATATGCAGGACATAGTAGAGAAGCTGCGTAATCATATGGAGATAGTAAGACAAAGAGAGAGACGTGTACCAAATCAGTACACAGATAACACCAAAGAGAAATGAAGACAAACTACGAATCAAAACGAAGTGAGGAGTCTAGAAAGATTATCCAAATAATCGGCAGCTATGCCCAGAAGAACTCCAAGAGAACAAAAGAGAAACGCACCACATACACTAGCATACTAGAGAGGTGCATACAAGACTTAGCGACTTATGGTATTGAGAGAGATTAAAGCCTACCTTCGCAAGAAGCGGCATATAAAAACAACAGAGGCATACTTAGATATGCTAATGCTAGACAACATCAACCTATCCATACAGGCAAGTAGGTTCGGATGGACAGACGAGATACAACACCAGCTAACCAACTCAGCTCTACTTATACGCAAGTACCAGAGGAGACTGAGACTGATACGAATGTAATGGGACGAGCAACTGAGATACTGGCTCTAGCCAATATGACAAGCAAGGACAGAAAGAAGTATGCCTATGGCGCAAATGCTGAGGTGTACTTCTCTCGTATTGAAATCACCACAGAACTACTTAAAAAAGTAAAGCCAAAGAAATGAGCAAGAGCCAACAAATCCTAGTCAACAGGAAAAACCTAGAGATGTTTATCAGCATCCTAACACAAGTACACCTACGAGGTCAACTATCAGCAGATGAGTCTGCCTTCCTAGCCAAGTTTGTAGACCTACCTCCTGCACCTCAACAGCCTAACAGGTCACAGCGTAGGCTGAACCAGAAGGTGATAAATGATATCATCAGAGAGGAGCGCAAACGCAATATGAAAAAATAGGGTTTTATAATTATGCAAAGAGTCAATATTCAAGAGGTTAGGCTAAACGATACCAACCCACGATACATCAAAGACCACAAGTTCGAGAAACTAGTAAAGAGCATCAAGGAGTTCCCTCAGATGCTAGACCTACGACCTATCGTAGTCAATCAGGATATGATTGTCTTAGGAGGCAATATGAGACTACGAGCTTGTAGAGAGGCAGGGCTAACGGAAGTGCCTATCATCTATGCTGACAACCTAACGGAAGAACAGCAGAACGAGTTCATCATAAAGGACAACTCTAGCTTCGGTGAATGGGACTGGGATATACTAGCCAATGAATGGGACACGGAGCAGCTCATAGATTGGGGTATGGACATCCCCGATGATTGGGCAGTAGATGAAGTACTAGAAGCGGAGGAGGATAACTACGAAGCAGGAGACGATATACAAACCGACATCGTACTAGGAGACCTAATAGAGATAGGAGAGCATAGATTGCTATGTGGAGACTCTACCGACAGCGACCAAGTCGCTAGGCTGATGAATGGAGAGCAATGCAACCTACTAACTGACCCTCCCTATGGTATCAATGCAAACAAGCAGACACTTGGTTCAGGTAAGAAACAATTTCATAGAGGTGATTCTTGGGATTCTGAAGTACCTGACTTCTACTACATACTTGCATTAGTTGATAAGGCTATTATATGGGGTGGTAATTATTTCACAGAGAATCTTGAGGTATCTAACGATTGGCTGTGTTGGCATAAAAAGAATGACAATCTATCGTTCTCTGAGTTTGAGTTGGCTTGGACTAATCTTGGTAATAATTGCAGACATATATCACATCATTGGGGTAAGGAATCAAAACTGCACCCAACAATGAAACCTGTTAAGGTTATAGAGTGGTGTATCAATATGCTTGACAATAAACCAATACTTGATATATTCTTAGGCTCAGGCTCTACTATGGTAGCAGCACACCAACTCAAGCGCAAGTGCTATGGTATGGAACTTGACCCTAAGTACTGCCAAGTGATTGTAGACCGAATGAAGAAACTAGACCCTTCACTTGAGGTTAAGATTAACGGACAAGTGATTGACTAAATTTGACACATTAAAAATGGACAGCACACAGGAACACAAGAAGGCAATGCTCAAGTCCTTAGAGAAGAATCTAGGGGTAGTAACCTCTGCCTGTAAGTCGGTAGGCATATCTAGGCAGACACACTACAATTGGCTCAAGGATGATGCCGAGTATAAAGCAGCAGTCGATGAACTAGAGAACGTAGCACTAGACTACGCAGAGAGCAAACTACACAACCAAATCACAAAGGAGAACCCTACAGCCATTATCTTCTACCTAAAGACTAAGGGCAAGAAGCGTGGCTATGTAGAGCGACAGGAGATATCACACGAGGGTATTCAGACATTCACCATTGAAGAACTAGATGGCGAAGATTCCAGTCAATAAAGTATACACACATCTCAAGAGGTCAGACAAGAAGATAGTAGTCGAGCAGGGTGGTACTCGTAGCGGTAAGACCTACAATATCCTCCTCTGGCTCATCTTCTACTACTGCACCAAGAACACAGGCAAGACCGTGACCATAGCAAGAAAGACCTTTCCAGCTGTCCGCAGCTCTGTGATGCGTGACTTCTTCGGAATCCTAAAGCAGCATAACTTGTACATAGAGGACAAGCATAACAAGTCCAACAGCGAGTACGTCCTCAATGGAAACCTAGTAGAGTTCGTATCCCTCGACCAACCTCAGAAGATACGAGGGCGGAAGAGAGACCTAGCCTTTCTGAACGAGGCAAACGAGTTGAGCTTTGAGGATTGGCAACAGATAGTATTCCGTACCAACGGCAGAATCATACTAGACTACAATCCCTCTGACACCTATCACTGGATATACGACAGAGTCATCCCTCGTGAGGATGTGGACTTCTACCAGACTACCTACCTAGACAATCCCTTCCTTGACGAGACAATCAAGGAGGAGATAGAGAGACTGAAGGAGACGGACGAACACTACTGGCGTGTCTATGGACTAGGAGAGCGAGGCACTAACCGAGCGCAAGTATTCCAATTCACAACCCTACAGCAAGTACCTACATCAGCAAAGTTCCTATCCTATGGCTTGGACTTCGGGTTCACGAATGACCCCTCTGCTCTGGTGAGGTGTTACCAAGATGGGAACAACCTATACTTCGAGGAGATGCTATACAGTACCAACCTCACCAACCACGACCTAGCAGTACGCTTCAATGACATAGGGGTAGGTAGGTACGAGGAGATATTCGCAGACTCGGCAGAGCCTAAAAGTATTGAGGAGCTACACAGGATGGGCTGGAACATCAAGCCTACCACAAAGGGTACAGATAGTGTGAACGCTGGTATAGATATGCTCAAGCGTTACAAGCTCCACATCGTAGGGGCTAACTTGATGAAGGAGATGGAGAACTATAGATGGATGGAGGACAAGAATGGCAACCTCCTTAATAAGCCAGAGGACAAATGGAATCACCTTATTGATGCAGCGAGATACGGTGTATACAATAAATTAAGCAAACCGAACTATGGAAGATACGCAATCCGTTAAGCTACAAGTACCAAAGAATCTAGCTGGTATACCTATATCGAAGTACAAGAAGTTCATCGCTATGGCGAATGAGGACAATGGTGACGAACAGGCACTCTATCACTTCTGTGGTCTTACACCAGACCAGCAGGAGCGTATGAGGGTATCAGACAAGAACCGCCTCCGTCTTATACTATCTACTGCACTACAAGAGAAACCAGCTCTAGTACAGACCTTCGAGTTCAAAGGAGTCAAGTATGGCTTACATCCCAAGATAGAGGACATCAGTATGGGTGAGTATGTAGACCTTGACGAGCTACTGAAAGAGCCGTACAAGAACGCAGAGAAGGTGCTAGGCATCCTCTACCGTCCTATCACTTCTAAGAAGTTCGGTAAGTACCTCATCGAAAACTACGACCCAGACAAGCACACAGGCGAAGGCTTTGACGAACTAGGCACGAACATATTACTAGGGTGTCTGCTTTTTTTTTATCGTTTAGAAATCGCCTTGCAGATAACTTTCCTTCGATATTTACAGAAGGAGCAGATGACGAACCAGCCTTCGACAGACAGACCCAGTTCTCTAAAAAGTGGGGCTGGTATAGCGCAATCCATCAAATTGCTGGAGGCGATATCACAAAGTTTGACCAAGTAACAGAGCTACCTATGCGTACCTGTCTCACCTTTCTAGAGTTCGTGATGGACAAGGGCGATGTTGAAAAGTCCCTAGCCAATTCAAAAAGGAGGTAGGATATTAAGAATCTTTTGTGTATTATTGCTCTATACTAATCAATACACAAGAGAGATGAACTTGTACGAACAACTTACACAGCCTCACAGAGACAAGCTCCAAGAGGAGGCAGACAAGTACCCTACCACAGGGAAACTATTGAAACACGCCCTAGAGCATAACAGCTCAATGATGGGGTTGACTGTCAAGGAAGCGATGGACATACACACCATCCTCTTCCCTTTTGAGCCGTTCTCATTGTCTAACCTATTTAGCCTAGTGTGATGGACTACTTAGACTGGGAACTAGCGGTGTACCAAGACTACGAAGGTCGTATGTGCGACATTTGTGGGGAGTACAATGATGATGACTGGCGTTGCGAATGCTGTCACGATTGCAATAAAACCTCGTGCGAATGCGAGGAAGAAGAGATACATTTGGGTATATAGTGGTGGTTCGCTATATAGGTTTGGTTGAGAGGGGGCAGTAGCTCCCTCTTTTTTTATCCCATCTTTTACGGATGGGGTTTTTTAATTGTATGAAGAAAGGATACTACCAAATAACTGAGGCACTTAAAACAGCAGCCGAATCTAACGACCACATCAACCAAGTGAGCTGGGGTAATATATTCGACCTAGACTTTCGTAAGATGGATATGTACCCTCTGGCGCATATCATCACAGGGAACGCTACACTAAACGAGCGTACCATCACCTACGACTTCGACATACTCATTATGGATATCGTGGACTACAACAAGGATGCTAAGGACTTATATGAGGGTGGTATGATGAAGCAAGACATCTACCATAGAACACTCGCTACCCTATCTGAAATCCTCGCTACATTCCGTAGAGGTACGGAGTACGAGGCTTACTTCCGTTTGACTAACGACCCAATAGCCCAGCCCTTTGATGAGGACTACGAGGCTAATGTGTGTGGCTGGATGGCTACGCTATCTATTGAGGCAATCAACCCTAACAACATCTGCTAATGGATGGGGATATTAAAACAAAAAACACAGAAGCAGCCCTAGATAAGTTTGGTAAGTACCTAGTCAAAGAGGCTAGGAAGAACCTCACACGCAAGAAGAAGAACAATACTAAAGCACTATATAACTCTCTAGACTACGAGGTAAACGTAATGCCTAACAGCCTCACCTTCGACTTCGTTATGGAGGAGTATGGGGAGTGGGTAGACAAAGGACGTAGGGCTGGTAAGATGCCTCCTGTATCTGCAATAGAGAAGTGGGTCGAGCAACGCAAGATTCAGTTCCGTGATAACAAGGGTAGATTTGAAACCTATAGAACTACAGCTTTTCTCATTGCCCGAAGCATCAAGAAGCGAGGCATACCAGCTACTAACTTCTATACTAGACCCTTTAATCTAGGCTTTGCTAAACTACCTAGAGAATTAACAGAAGCATATGCTCTAGATGTTACAGAGTTTCTAGACTACACATTGAACGAATTAAATACAAAGTATAAAGATGGCAGTAAATAGCCCAACAGGACTACTAGGAGTACGCAGTCCTATCTTCATCACTTGGGACGGTACAGGTACAGCAGCAAGTGACATCTACTACTTCAAGCTAGAAATCTACGCTTGGACAGGCGATAAGGATGTGCGCCCTGCTGACCCTGTGTACACCATAGACAGGACTACAGGCTTCGTGAACTCATACCCCACAGCTGACATAGCTCCCTTCTTAGAGAACCTATTCGACCAAAAGACTACCAACCTAGACACAGATACCTTCACTACCTTGAGCAGCGACAGCCTACTCTGGGTAGAGGTGGACTATGACATCGAGTACTTGGATGACCCATTCGTAGTAAATGACACAGGCACTACTACACGCTTCCTAGCAACAGATGGCTATAGTGATTTCACAGACCTAGCCAATAAGGATATTGGTCAAGCTATCCTAATGGAGGCAAGTGAGAAGTACCTCTATGAGTTTGACACCTTCAATATGCCTATCTACTTAGGCGATGTAGGCAGTAGCTACCAGACCAATGCTGTCAAGGTTAAGATACTTGGGTCAGACGGCACTAGTGACGAGGTGACTATCACCATAGGCACAGGAGAGGATGCAGAGGATAGAGTGCTACTCTTTCCTGTTGGTATACCTAACCTACAGAACTACCTATACAATGAGGGGCTGACATCACTCACCGAGCCACGCACACTACCCTACTATGATGTGCAGATACTAGACAGCGTAGATACTGTCGTAGATAGCAGGAGGTTCTATGTACAATGTGAACCCAAGTACACACCTGTACAGTTGCAGTTCATCAATCGCTATGGTATGTGGGACACACTAACCTTCTTCAAAGCATCACGTCAATCTGTGAACGTAACCAAAGAGAGCTACCGTCAAGTGGTAGGCTCTGCTGACTCATCGGGATACGATTGGGAAACATACTCACGAGGAGCGAGAACGTACAACCACAGCCTCGCTAAACGCACTACGTTGAACACAGGATTCGTAGATGAAAGTATGAGCGACACCATAGAGGATATGCTAATGAGTGACTACGTTCTAATGACTATAGACCGTACTACGGTTCGAGTGGCTGACACTTACAACATACGCCAGTACTTCAGAGCTGTCACTATAGACACGCAGTCTGTGGCAATACAGAAACACATCAACGACAAGACTATCAACTATACGCTGGATGTTAGCTTTGCTACACCAGAGAACGCTAGACTATGATAGAGATATACATAGGTACAGACAGGGTAGACACCTTCAAGGATGAGGACGTAAACATCACGCTCAATGTTCAGAACATACAGGACATCAGCAAGGTGTATGCTGACTACACGCAGAACTTTAGCGTACCAGCCTCTAGGGTGAACAATGACCTCTTCAAGCACTACTACAACGCTGACGTGACTGGTGGCTTCTCAGCTGCCCTACGGCAGTCTGCTACTATCCTATTGAATAAGGAAACATTCAGAGAGGGTAGCATCGAACTTGCTGCGGTCAATATGCAGGGCAACCTACCGAGTAGCTATGAGATAGTGTTCTACTCAGCTGGGGTGAGTCTGATTGACTTGTTCGGTGACGATGAGCTGACTGACCTAGACCTATCAACATACAACCACAACTACACAGGGGCAAACGTAAGGACAGGGCTAGAGAGCGGCTTGAGCAGCCGCAACATTATCTACCCTCTTATCTCACCAAAGATACACGAGGTGGATGGTGTAACGCCTAAGAAGTGGTTCTACGATGGTAATAGCTCATCACACTCAGATTATAACCTAGCCTACCATACGACCAACGATACACACGGTCTACACTATTACGAACTAAAACCAGCCATCCGTCTAGCCCGAATCATAGATGCTATAGAGGCTAAGTACAGCATCACCTTCAACAGCGAGTTCTTCGCTAGTGCTGAGTTTACAGACCTCTATATGTGGTGTCATCGCAGGGAGGGCTTTATGTTTGAAGGTCAGCCTACAGGCTTTGAACAAGCAGAGGCAGTAGACTTCACCTCTGCTACAGGGTCTGGCTTTGATATCACTACAGACGAGCTAACCATCCCTGCTACTTACGATAGGTTCATATGGCGATACAGCGCAACGTGTGCCGATGACTACCAGTTCCACTTCTACATCAATGACGTATTCTTCACGGCAGTAAGTCATAGCGGTAACGTCACAGACGAGGAGATATACTTCAACAGCCTAAACACAGGAGACCGTATACAGATGCGCTTCCTACCAGCTACAACCAATACATCTATCACTTCGGTAAGTGCATCGGGTAGGGAGTTCTTAGACCCTACCAATGTTTACTGGACTGCTACAGCCTCTGGGCAGACTATCACGCAGGAGGTGGTTATATCAGACCAGATGCCAGAGCAGAAGGTGAGTGACTTTATGGTAGGGCTTTTCAAGACCTTCAACCTAGCCCTAGAGCCTACAAGTCTGACAGCCTTCACCGTAGAGACTCTAGACGATTGGTATGCTGAGGGTAATCAGTACGACATCACCAAGCATACAGATATCACTAGACGCAAGGTATCGAAGCCAGAGCTGTACAGAAGGATAAAGCTAGAGCATCAACTGGCAGACAGCCAACAGATGAACAACTTCAGACTAACCAATGGAGGTGTAGGATATGGTGACCTACGAGCAGACTTCTCCTTTGATGGAGGGGAGCTAGTCAATCAGACCAACTTCGAGCTGCTCAAGTTCGAGAAGCTAGTAGATGTTGATACCTCTACCAATGTAGACTTCCTCATAGGCTCGTCTATAGATAAGGAGCTGAAGCCCTACATAGGCGCACCGATGATATTCTACTCGCCCAATACTAAGGACATCAGTACCTATCCTATAGGCTTTCTCGATGAGTCTGGACAGACACCTAGTCCTGCCGACCCTGTCGAGCAGATTAACTTCATAGCCAACGTCAATAGTGACACTATCACAAGCGTGACTAGGATGCTGACCTTCGGACTCAACATAGAGCCATACCATAACCAAGCATTCAACGAGACACTCTATAGCGGCTACTGGGAGAACTACATTACCAACCTATACTCGGTGAGCAGGAGGGTATATAGCTTCAGAGCTATCCTGCCCCTAGAAGTGATATGCAAGTTGAAGATGAACGACAGGCTAGTATGGAACGGCTACCGCTTCATCATTAACCAGATTGAAGTGAACCTACGCACTAGGGAGGCGAACCTAGAACTACTGAATGACGTGAGTGCATATTCAAACCCTACAGCCTTTGCAGAGCTACTAGACCAACAAGGAAACTATCTCACGGCTGAGGATGGGGATTATTTAATTGTAGAGTAATGGATTTAAAATTCATCATAGAGCAGCTACCATATGCTGACCACTTGACCGAAGACGTGCTAGTGGCAAAGGGTAAGCACAAAATGATTACTAACTGGCAGGAAGCCAAAACGCATATTAGATGGGTAATGTTGTCGAGACGAAAGTCGTAATAGGGGTAGAAACCAAAGATGCTACGAAAGGTATAGACAAGGTTAGCGATTCTGTAGATAATGCTGCTGACAAGTTTGAGAACCTTTCGATGGGTGCAGAGGGTGCTAAAACTGTACTTGATGAAGCAACAGGCGGTTTAGCCACTCGTGTTACGAACGTAGTAAAAGGCGTTCGTGCTATGGGTAGGTCTTTTTTTACAGCGTTTAGGGCAGCTATCACTGGTGCTAGTGGATTGAAGAAGGCACTATTTGCTACTGGTATTGGTATTATCGTGGCTGCCGTAGGTACACTCATTGCGTATTGGGAAGAAATAGCAGCGTGGTTTGGGTATAGCACTGAAAAAGCTGAAGAAGCAACAGACCAAACTGAGGAATTAACAGACGAAACTAGTAATCTAAAAGAAGAAACTGAGAAGGTAAAACAAGCACAAGAGGATTATAACAAGGCGTTAAGAGAAGCTAAAGGCGCAGCAAAGGCAAATGCTACTAGTTTAGGTGTTTATTTAAAGGCAGTAAAAGACGTAACAGCAGCCGAAGAAGATAGACTATTTGCCCTTGACAAACTCAAAGAGGCGGGTATTATTACCGAAGATGTAGACCTAGCAAACGCTGAGTCGCTAGGACTACTCAATGAAAGAGTAGAAAAAAATATTGAACTTACTTATGCGAGGGCGCAAGCCAACGCAGCCGCTCAATACCTTGAGAAGGAAATGATAAGGCTATACGAGGTACAAGCCGAAACAGCTCAACTGAGACAAGACCTTCAAGAGACATTCGGTGATAATACAGGCTACCTTGCAGACTTTTTTGGAGGCGCAGCTGAATCTGGACAAATGGATAACATTAACCGTGCAAAAGCAATCTACAAGGAAGCTCTAGAAACATTGATACCGCTAGAAGGTGAGAACGCAGAAGAACAAGAGAAAGTAGTAGAGAAGCTAGAGCGTAGAGCAAATACAGAAGAAGCTGTAACCCAAGCATTGAAAGATAGAATATCCGCTGAGCAATCTGAAATGATATCAATGTCTCAAGCATTGGATGCCCTATACCAAGAGCAACTCACAGCAGAAGAGAAAGAGTTGAATGCAGTAGCAGACAAGTACTACCAGCTACAGCAGTACTATGTAGACGATGCTGAGACTATGAAGTTCCTAGAGGAGCAGAAGCAGAAAGACATACAGGACATACAGGATAAATACAGAGAAGATAGGGAAAAGAAAAACGATGCGGAAATAGACAAGGAAATAGCAAACAACAAGAAGCTAGAAAAAGCAAAGCAGCAACTAGCCCTTGATGGTATAGGTGCGTTGAATGCTATCGCACAGGCTGCACTAGAAGGAAACGACAAGAGAGCTAGACTAGCCTTCCGTATCAATAAGGCACTCAGCCTCAGTCAAGCCATAATGTCTACGAGTCAAGCAGTCACCGCAGCACTTGCTCAGACTACCGACCCTTCACCTACACAGAGTCTCCGCTTTGCTAACGCAGCCCTAGCAGGGGCGCAAGGGTTAGCGCAAATCATTGCTATCACTAGACAGCAGTTCAACCCTAGTGGCGGAGCAGCTGGAGGAGGAGCAGCCTCAGTACCTAGACCATCAGCTACAAGACCAGCGTTGAGATTTGATGCTCAAGGAATAAACAGTAGTATCGGTCTAGACCAGTCACCAAACTTAGGTAACCAGATTGCAGAGAGCTTAACAGGCAACCCTATCAAAGCCTATGTAGTTAGCCAAGAGGTACAGACACAGGCTAAGATGAACAGAAAGATAAGAGAAACAGCAACAATAGGATAATGAAATTTTACGAACTAGTACTAGACGAGGAGAAGTACCTACACGGTATCGATGCGATTAGCATCGTAGAGCATCCTGCTATAGAGGAGGACTTCATCACTATGAGCAAGGAGCATAAGTTCGAGTTCAAGGAAGTGAGCAACGAGAAACGTATCTTGATGGGTGCAGCTATGATACCAGACAAACCTATCTACCGAGTAGATGGTGAGGAGGAGTACTACGTCTTCTTCACAAAGGAAACCATCCGCAGAGCGAGTGAGCTGTACCTTATGAACGGCAAACAGAACAACGCTACCTATGAACACGAAGACCGCATAGACGGTCTCTCTGTAGTCGAGTCTTGGATTATAGAGGACTCAAAGAATGACAAGTCTAGAGCCTACGGCTTGGACTATCCTGTAGGTACTTGGATGGTATCTATGAAGGTCAACAACGATGACATCTGGGATAACTATGTCAAGGAGGGCGTAGTCAAGGGCTTCTCTATCGAGGGCTGGTTTATGCAACGTGAGACCACTATGGAGGTAGAGACTTCGCTGTCAGCAATCGAAGCAGAAGAAGGTGAACACCTACTAGCATTATACCTACTAGGAGTTGCTAAAGGAGTACTCAAGAATGACAAGAGATACAAGAGCGGTAAGAAGCTGCAAATGGAATCATATACAGACTACCCTCAGTCAGTTTCTAACAATGCCAAGAGAGGCATCGAACTCAACGAGAAGCAAGGCAACAAGTGCGCTACTGAGGTGGGTAAGATACGAGCGCAACAGTTAGCCAAGAGACAGCCTCTATCTGTAGACACCATAAAGCGTATGCACAGCTACCTAAGTAGAGCAGAGGAGTACTATGACGAGGGGGACACGACCTCGTGTGGGTACATCTCCTACCTACTATGGGGTGGTAAGAGTGCCAAGAGCTGGGCTGAGAGCAAACTCAAGGAGCTGGACAAGCTGTAGAAAGTAACCCAAAAATCAAATATATAGTTGTTTAATTAACAAAGTTTAAGAAGATGAATCTAAACGAAGTATTCAAAAGAATCGAGATGGCTCTCTCTCCTAAAGAGGAGGAGATTCAAGAAGTACAAGGTGCTAGTATGCGCCTTGCTAACGGTGTAATGCTAGAGGCTGAAGCCTTTGAAGCTGGACAGAACGTATTCCTATTAGGTGAAGATGGCGAGAAAGTTCCTGCTCCTGTAGGTGAACACGAGCTAGAAGATGGTCGTATGCTAATCATCACAGAGGAAGGTATCATTGCTGAGATTCGTGAAGCAGCAGCTGTAGAGGCTGAAGAGCAAGAAGAAGAAAAGCAAGAGATGGCTGAAGAGGAAATCGTAGTAGAAGCTCCAGAAGAGGTAGCTCCAGAACTAGAGCAGATTGTAGAAGCTGTTGTTGAAGCAGTTGCTCCTGCTATCCAAGAGGTCAAAGAACAAGTGGAAGAAATGAAGCGTAAGTTCGAGGAGTACCAGAACAAAGAGAATGAAGAGGAGAAGGTAGATATGTCTGCCGCTGCTAAGAAGCTCACAGCTGCACCTAAAGAGAAGCAAGTAGCGTTAAACCGCTACGGAAAGAAAGCACCTCAGAATACTATGGGGCGTGTATTTAGTAAATTATCATAATTTTAATAAAGAAGAAAAATGGCTACAACCACTTCAATTACAACTACTTACGCTGGAGAGTTTGCAGGTAAGTATGTAAGCGCAGCTCTTTTGAGCGCAGACACCATCGAAGGCGGTGGTATCACTATCAAACCAAACGTAAAGTACAAAGAAGTACTCAAGACTGTAAACCTTGATGCAATCACTAAGGATGCTACTTGTGACTTCTCTGATACTTCTACACTAACCCTAGCAGAGAAAGTACTGACTCCCAAGCAGTTACAAGTAAATCTGGAATTGTGCAAGTCCGACTTCGAATCGGACTGGTCTGCGATTGAGATGGGCTACTCAGCCTTCGATACGCTTCCTGCTAGTTTCCAAGAATACCTCATTGGCTACGTTGCTGGTAAGGTTGCGGAGAAGAACGAACAAAACATCTGGCAAGGTGCTGATGCATCTGAAGGTGAGTACGATGGCTTTACAGCTTTGTTGGCTGCTGATGCTGACGTAGTAGACGTAGTAGGAACAACAGTTACTGCTGCTAATGTTATTGACGAATTAGGCAAGGTAGTAGATGCTATCCCTAGCTCAGTATACGGTAAGGAAGACTTGTACATCTACGTTTCTCAAAACATCGCTCGTGCTTACGTTCGTGCTTTGGGTGGCTTCGGAGCTTCTGGCTTGGGTGCTAATGGTGTGAACAACGCTGGTACTACTTGGTACAACGGAGGTGACTTAGCTTTTGATGGCGTTAAATTGTTCGTATGTTCTGGTATGCCAGACAACGATATGGTAGCGGCTCAGAAGTCTAACTTGTTCTTCGGTACTTCTTTGTTAGCTGACTGGCAAGAAGTGAAGTTGCTAGATATGGCTGACTTAGACGGTTCTAAGAACGTCCGTGTGATTATGCGCTTCGCAGCTGGTGTACAGTTTGGTATCGGTGCAGACATCGTTTACTACACCTAAACACTAGGTAGATAATAACCATAGAGGGGTAGGTGGGTCAATCTGCCTACCCTTTTTTAATACAATAAACAAATGGCTTGTACATTAACAAAAGGAAGAAACGAACCCTGTAAGGACGTAGTAGGTGGTATCACCGCTGTGTACTTTGCAGACTTCGACACATTGGGAGCAATTACTTACGATGCTACTGATACGGATGTTATCGACTCATTCGGTGGAACACCTACTTGGTTCAAGTTTGATGTAAGAGGTACGTCTAGCTTTGAACAAGCTGTAACCTCTTCTCGTGACAATGGTACTACATTCTACGAGCAGACATTGACATTGAACTTTAAGAAGCTATCTAAGCAAACACACAACGAGGTTAAGTTGTTGGCTTACGCTCGTCCTCACGTTATCGTAGAGGATAACAACGGCAACAAGTTTATGATGGGCTTAGAGTACGGTGCTGAGGTAACAGGCGGTTCTATCGCTACTGGTGCTGCTATGGGTGATATGAGCGGATACTCTTTGACGTTCGGCGCACAAGAGAAAATCCCTGCGAACTTCGTAGATGCAACTATCACAGCAGATGCTTCAGAGATTGACGATATCTAATATCTGAATAGTCTAGAATCAAGAAAGCCCCTCCTATATGGAAGGGCTTTTCTTTTTGGTAGCATCGCTACCTAGAGAGATGAGTGGTGCAAATATAACCATTCTATTCCTTTTGGGTTTTATAATTAGATGATTATTGTAGAAGAAAATACAACGGCTACTATCAAGATGTACCTCCGTGACTTTACTACGGAGAGCTTTGAGATAGAGATAATATCCGAAGACCAAAGAAAGGAAGTAGTAGACACTACTATCTCTGGTACTTGGGATGACTTTGCTAAGGTGCTTACCTTTACCTATGATGTCTCTGCGCTATCTAGTGAGAGCTTCTATGTGGTCAAGATATGGGAAGCCTCTAAGGTGAAACTGCTATCACAGGACAGGATGTATATAATACCTTCTGGTTCTAGTGTTGCAACGTATCAACCGAAACTAGCGACCACAGAGAAAACAATGAACAACGAGTTTAAGATTTATGGCGAATAACGTAAACTTCATCCAGCTATCAAGCTACACATCTCCTGTTATTTCGGAGAACAGCCGACTAGGATGGGTCGAGTATGGTGATGACAACGACTACTTCCAGTATTTGATTGACCGCTACAACGGCTCACCTACTAACAATGCAGTAGTATCTGGTGTTATAGATATGATATTTGGGCAGGGCTTAGATGCCTTAGACTCTGGCAAAAACACAGAGGGCTACCTACAATGCCGTAGCCTCATCAAGGACGAGGAACTCAAGAAGGTCATCAATGACTACTACCTACTAGGTAACGGAGCATTCCAAGTCATCTACAATCAAGATAAGAGTAGGATTGCAGAGGTACACCATATGCCTGTAGAATGTCTACGAGCTGAGAAGTGCAACGAGGAAGGCGAGATTGAGGGCTACTACTATGCATACGATTGGAGCGAGGTGAAGTCTAAGAAGGGTGCAGACCGTATACCAGCCTTCGGCTATGGTTCAGCAGCCGATAAGATAGAGATACTATACTTCCGTCCTTATCGTAGCGGCTCGTACTACTACTCTCCTGTAGACTATCAAGGTGCGCTACCATACGCAGAGCTAGAAGGTGAGGTAGCCAACTACCATATCAACAACATCAAGAACGGACTAGCTCCTTCTATGATTGTGAATATGAACAACGGTGTACCCCCAGAGGAGGAGCGTGATATTATAGAATCACAGATTCGTCATAAGTGGGGTGGTACGTCTAACGCTGGTAGATTCATTCTGTCGTTCAATGAGAGCGCAGATAGCGCAGCTACTATCGAGCCAGTACAGTTGAGCGATGCACACAATCAATACGAGTTCTTATCTAGAGAAGCACAGCAGAAGGTACTAGTAGGTCACCGTATCACTAGCCCTATGCTGTTCGGTGTTAAAGACCAGACAGGACTAGGTAACAACGCTGACGAAATCAAGACAGCATTCCAGTTGTTTGACAATACGGTTATCAAGCCAAAGCAAGACCAAGTAATAGCAGCACTTGACGAGATACTAGCCTACAACAATATCGCTCTAGACCTATACTTCAAGACTCTTACTCCTATCGAGTTTATGGACTTGGAGAATGTAGTGACAGAAGAGGGTATTGAAGAAGAGACTGGCGTGAAGGTTGAAGACCAACCAGCACAAGATGCGGAAGCAGTAGCAATCGAAAAAGACCCAGAGGTGGCAGAAGAACTAGTACAGAAGGAAGCCTCCTACAATGGGGCGCAGATTGCAGGAGCTATCGACATTATCGCTAAAGTGACAGAGGGTATCCTTACCGAAGACCAAGCTATTACCTTCCTTGTACAAATGCTTCAGTTTGAGCCTAAGGTGGCGAACGCATTGTTTAGCGGAGACAGCTCTAAGGTACTCACAGAGATGAAGTCACACGAGAAGCATACCTGCTCAATGGAGATGCCTAAAGAATACGATGAGGCTATAGACGAGCTTATTGCTATGGGAGAGGACGTAGATACGGATGTTTGGGACTTAGTAGACGAGCGAGATGTGGACTATGAACAAGAGGAGGCACTAGATGCTACGCTCAAGTTTGCCTCTACTGGTACAGCAAGACCAAACGCTAAGAGCGAACAAGACGGAGAAAATGCCGCAGGGGAACTCTTCCTAGTGCGCTATAAATATTCTGGTAGCCTTTTCCCACAGCGTTCATTCTGCCGTAAGATGATGAGCGCAGACAAGGTCTACCGCAAGGAGGACATCATCGCTATGGATAATAAGGCGGTGAATGCAGGGTTCGGTGTGAACGGCTCAAGCACCTACTCTATCTGGCTATACAAAGGTGGAGCAAGATGTAAGCACAAATGGATACGCCAGACTTATATGAGTAAGGACGGCATCCGTCCAGACGTGAAAAGTCCTAACGCTCAAACCATCAGCACAACGAAGGCTAGGAGCAAGGGCTT